AGACTTATTCCAGATAATTGGTTTGGAGTAGTTTCCAAAAAAACAACAACATCAAATGATTTTATCGATTCAACCTTTGACAAGTTGAAAAATATGTGTTAAAATAAGATTTTAATTACTGGATTATATAATGATTCTCGTTGACCTGAACCAAGTTCTTTTAGCAGGACTTATGGCTCAAATATCAAATCAAAAAGGTGTTAAGTTAGAAGAAGACTTAATACGTCATATGGTCCTAAACATTCTTAGGATGCACCTTAGAACATTCCGAAGTGAATACGGTGAAGTCATACTCTGTTGTGACAACCGTAAATATTGGCGCAAGGAGTTCTTCCCATACTACAAAGCCGGCCGTAAAAAGTCTCGTGAAAAGTCTGCATTGGATTGGCATCTCATTTTTGACATGTTAGCCAAATTCAAATCTGAATTGAAAGAAAACTTTCCTTATAAAGTGATTGATGTTGAAGGCGCTGAAGCTGATGATGTGATTGGAACTTTGGTTCCTTTGTATGCTGCTCATGAAAAGATTTTGATTCTGTCCAGTGATGGAGATTTCTTACAACTGCAACGTTGGGGCAGTAATGTTAAGCAATACAATCCTGCAATGAAGAAATTTCTAAAGTCGGAAGATCCATTGGTTGAATTGAAAGAGAAAATCATTCGTGGTGATAAAGGTGATGGCATTCCAAACATCTTTTCTCCAGCCGATTGTTTTGTCCGTGATTTGAGACAGAAACCAATCACTAAAGGTTTACTTGACAAACTGTTGAGTGAACAAAGTGAGAAATGGGAAGATGAAGTCGCTAAAACCGGCTTTTCCCGGAATCAAACACTAATTGACCTAAGTCTGATACCAAGTGAGATAAAGACCAAAATCATAAATACATATGAAGAAACAAAACCTGCATCAAAACAAAAGATGTTGACCTACTTCATGGAACATAAACTGAAAAATTTAATGGATGTGATTGAGGAATTTTAATGAAGAACATATATGAAGTTTTAGACGAGTTTGAAAAAGCTAAAAACAAAAAAGATAGAATGGGTGTGATTGGTCAGAACCTGTCAAGGATATTGACTGAAGTATTACAATTAACATTTCATCCACAATATGATTGGTATATAAAAGAATTGCCTGAATGGTATAAACCAAATGATGTTCCACCTGGAATGGGATATGCACAATTATCAACCGAGATTCGTAAGTTATACATGTTCCGTAAAGGTGATCCTACGGCCGATAAGTTAACAGATAAAAAACGTGCTCAGTTGTTATATGAGTTTCTCCAAAATTTGGAACCAAGAGAAGCAGAAGTTGTTATGGGTATTTTCAACAAAGACTTAGGTGTTAAAGGCCTAGATTATAAATTCGTCAAAGAGGCATTTCCAAATCTTTTACCATAATGATAAAAAAAGAAAAAATAGCCGTTGTTTCTGGTTGTTATGATCCTCTTACACCAAATGACTTAAATTTCCTAAAAGCTTGTAAATGTAAATCGGATTGGCTAATAGTTGGGCTACATTCTGATTATGCTGTTTTCAACAAAACTGGAACATTAGCTTTTGATTATCAAACACGCAGAAGATTAATAGATTCTATAAAATGTGTAGATGAAGTATTCCAATTTGATGATTCAGATGGAACTTCAATACAATTGTTGAAAGTAGTAAAGGCTTGTTATCCTATGTCACAAATATTTTATGTGTCTGAAGATAATATGGAAAATTCACCTGAAACCACAGTCAGGGGTGTAACATTTGTAACGTTGAGGCAGGAGTAGAGAAGTGTCAAAATTTGTAGCTAAGTTTCGCAAAGAAAAAGACTACAACGATGAATATGCATTTAAGAAAAATGTATATGAACGTAGGAAGCAAGAAAAACGTAGAGATACGGATAAGCAAAACCGATATGAGGACGCTTATGATGTTGATTGGTCATACGGCACTAAAAAACATCGGAAATAGTGTTGTTTTTTTGCAACAACGCTTGACAAATAGACGGAACAGAGTATAATGGTACTCCTATGTCTGGAGTTTCATTATGCTTATTCATTTCAAAGTTCCAAAATCTAAAAAACGCAAAGTCCCTAAACAACAACAAGCGGACTATGACGCATGGCTAAAATCCATCGAAGATATGAAACCAAAGTCACTGAGTAAATTTACTCAAAGTCCAAAAACCAGAAGTCCTGTAGTTACAGGTGTTTATGTTCGGGAAACACAAAAAATCAAATCATTAAATACCGGTTTAGGCGTAGCTACAAAAGCACCAGCTAAAGTATACACCGGAGATAAGATGATGGGTATTGCCACAATGCACAAATCAAACGCCGTGCCGGTTTTCACTGACGAGCAAGCAAAAGACATTTCCAGTATGAGAAGATAAAATGAAGAATATCAAATCCAACAAATTTGTGATAGAATTAAAACGCCCGGTTTGCCGGACTCCTATCAAACCTGTCCAAATTCATAAAAAAGCGACAAAATACAGTCGTAGAACAAAAAAACACGACATCCAAATGGAAATTAATAATGGACTCTAAAAAAGACGACAAATATCCTAAAATTGATGAAAAAGTATTACATGATTTGAATGAAGTGATGACAAAATGGGCGGTAATG